TTGAATGCGGCGATGAACAGAATGCGCAAGAAGTTGAACCACCTGACGGGTGACATTGAAAATTGGAAAGAGGACATGGTGAATGACTATGCAGATTTTTTCCGCTGGCATGCGGACGATCTGTATGAAGCAATGGCCACAAAGGCGATACTGGAGCCTGTGTATGAGACGGCCAAGGAGCTTGGTCTTGCGGCACTTGAGGAGTCTTTGCGCCACAATATAGAACACCTGACAGACGACCTGGTGTATGGTGATTTAGAGCGTCAGAGCACAGGCAAGATGAGCAACATGGCATACGGACTGGAGCTGAAGGCGAAACAGAAGATGATACAGTTCTTCAGTGCAGTTCAGACGGTAATAGCCGAGGGTAAGAAGATTGCAGGATAACACGGAGACCCTGGGTGCTGCACTGGATAGTCAGCCGCCGCACTGGATAGTCGGCAGGGGCAGCCTCGGATGACGGCGGGAAAGACCGCAGGAGTGGCAGGTTTGCCATGCGCTGGATAGCCATGTGGGGTTCGACTCCCCTACACTCCACGAACAAAAATAATAACGAACTAAAAAACAGAGGACAATGAAAAGAGTGATAACAGTAACCCGCTCCCAGCGGGAGTTTTTGGCAAAGGCCTTCGGTGTGACGAAGGAGATGGTGAGCTACGCATTGAACTTTCACCCGGTGAAGGGTCAGAGCGACCTGGCAAAGAAGATACGCAGCCTTGCCGTTCAGCGTGGCGGTTTTGAGTTGGTGACGGCTCCTGCGAGCGAGGTGGTGCATGACGCAGACAACATGATGCGCCAGCACTTCGAGAACGGCTGGATGTGGGAAGGCGACAAGAACACGGGCGTACTGGAGTTGAAGGACGAGAAAGGCGACGTGGTGGAACGCATCGAGCACGCCCTGCTGACAGACATCAAGACCGTGCAGGAGAAAGTGGAAGCCATGTGCTGCGCCACTATGTAAGGAGAGAACCGCAAGAAGGAAAACAAAGACAAAAGGAAATGGAGTACTACAACAAGATATTGTGCGTGACGTTTGCCGAGCTGACCGGTGGTGTTGAGCCGGTGATGAAGGCGAGCACCTTGCGTCAGAACGTATGCAGGAGCAACATTGCTTGTGCGAGGCGTGGCGGCGGCGAGGGGACTCAGGCACTGTATGTGTGGAGCAGTATTCCGGAGAAGTACAGACGGCGGTTTGTGGCGACATACGGCGACCCAGAAGAAAAGATGCGAGAGGCTATGACGAAGGCAAGCATAAAGATAGATGCGAAGGCGCGTGAGTATTACGAAGCCTACACCTATATGGACAAGGACGGGCAGGAACGCCACCTGACGGAGAAGATGATAGAGGAATATACCATCAACGCCTCGGTGCTTGGCGAGCTGGAGAAGATGGCGGCAAGACGCCAGGCCATCCGCAGCAGTCTGAATGCTCCGATGTCGGGTGCGTGGGACTTGATACTTGACAGTTCGGAACGTATGCGCGAGAGCTACGGCCATACGCTCCCGGGCACATTGGCGCGACTGAAGACGCGACTGAAGGCTTGGAAGGCCGATGGCTACCAGAGCGTGGTGAGCGGCAAGCTTGGCAACTCTTCGGCACTGAAGATAACCGGTGACTTTCTGAAACTGATTGTGGCTTTGAAGCGCAGCAAGGTGCCTGTGTACACCGACGCGCAGCTGTTTGAGAAGGCAAACGAGATAGCCGAGGAAAGAGGCTGGAAGCCGATAAGAAGCCTGAGCGGTATGAAGAAATGGCTTAGCAGCCCGTCGGTTGAGCCTTTATGGTATGACGCCGTATATGGCGAGCAGGCAGCCCGTCAGCGTTACGGCAGAAAGCACAAGACGGCACTTCCGACACGCAGGGACACGCTATGGTATGGTGACGGCACGAAGCTGAACCTTTACTATAGGGACGAGCAGGGCAAGGTGCGGACGACCCAGGTGTATGAAGTGATCGACGCAATGAGCGAGGTGCTTCTGGGCTACTGCATCAGCGACACAGAGGACTATGAGGCCCAATACCACGCCTACCGCATGGCAATCCAGAAGAGCGGACACAAGCCATGGGAGATAGTGTATGACAACCAGGGCGGCCACAAGAAGCTGGACTCGGACGGCTTTATCGGGAAGATCTGCCGCGTACACAGACCGACACAGCCCTACAACGGCGAGTCGAAGACGATAGAGAGCGTGTTCGGCCGGTTTCAGGCTCAGGTGCTGCACAAGGACTGGCGCTTCACGGGTCAGAACGTGACGGCGAAGAAGGCGTCGAGCCGCCCGAACGTTGAGTTTATCGAAGCCAACAAGGACAGTCTGTACACTCTGGAGGAGCTGAAAGATGCCTATGCCGCAGCCCGGAAGGAATGGAACGAGGGTGTGCACCCTGCCACCGGCGAGCGCAGGATAGACATGTATGAGAAGAGCGTGAACGAGGAGACCCAGGAAGTGACGCTGCACGACATGGTGGACATGTTCTGGGTGTTCACGAAACGCATGGCGACGTTCACGGACCAGGGCCTGCAGGTGACGGTCAAAGGCGAGAAGCGGCAGTATGAAGTGTGCTCTTCACCCGGCGTACCCGACCACGAGTGGCGAAGGAAGCACACCTACGAGCGTTTCATCGTGGCTTACGACCCTTACGACTTTGCAAGCATCAGACTCTATACAAAAGGAACAGACGGCTCGCTGCGTTTTGAGCGGACGGCAGAACCCTACATACTGATACACCGCGCCCTGCAAGACCAGCAGGGGACGGACGATGCGAAGTTTATCCGCCAGGAGCAGGAAGCCAACCTTCAGGACCGCATAGAACGGACGGTGGCCGGACGGACGATAGCTGCCGAGCATGGCACGGACGCCGAGCAGCAGGGTCTGCACAGTCCGAAGCTGAAGGGCACGACGGCAGCCGTGCAGCGCCAGATAGACCACCGAATGGAGCGTTACTCGCAGCCTCCTGAGCAGTACCAGCTTGGAAGACACACGAAATCGCTGAGCCTTGACGACTGGCTGGACGTGATGGAGGACGGTGATGATTGCGACACGCCGAGAATACCGCTTCCGATGGAGAAGAAGATAGCATCGAAACTATAAGAACGAAAATAAAGACCAAACGATATGAACGAGAAACAGAAAGAACAGATACGCGAGGCCCTGCGCCTCTATGTGATGAAATATCCGAGCCAAAACAAGGCAGCAGCCAGTCTGGACGGGACGAGTGCGGGCACGGTAAGCTCGGTGCTGAGCGGCAAGTGGGAGAACATCAGCGACGACATGTGGCGAAAGATAGCCTCGCAGGTGGGGACCGCCACCCCTGGTGCCTGGCAGATGGTGGAGACCACGGCAGCAAAGGAGATGGCCTATGCGATGACTGACGCCCAGGAATGGAAGAACGTGACCTGGGTGGTGGGCGAAGCCGGATGCGGCAAGACCACGGCAGCGCGGCTTTACGAGCGTGAGCACAGTGGCGCCTACTACGTTCTGTGCTCGGAAGACATGAAGCGCAGCGACTTTATCCGCGACATTGCGAAGAAGATAGGCTTGAGGACAGAAGGCATGACGATAAGAGACATGCTTGACGCGATAATCGGCGCGCTGATACAGACGGAGAACCCGGTGCTGCTGTTCGATGAAGCTGACAAGCTGACGGAAAGGGTGTTCCACTACTTCATAGACCTGTATAACAGGCTTGAGGACAAATGCGGCATCGTGTTTTTCTCGACCTCTTATATCAAGCGCAGGATGAAGATGGGACTGCGTTATGACAAGAAAGGCTATAACGAGATACACTCCAGGATAGGACGCAAGTTCTTCGAGCTGGAGCAGACAAGTCCGAACGACGTTTATGCGATCTGCGTGGCGAACGGACTGACCGACCGCAAGAAGATAGCTGAGGTGGTGAAGGACGCTGAGCAGTATGACTTCGACCTGAGGAGGGTGAAGAAAGGTGTACACAGAGTGAAGCAGATGGACGCTTGAACGGTGTTCAAATAACATTCAAACGATATGAAAAGAGCGATAAGCGTGAGCGAGCTGCTTTCGATGAAGAAGCAGACCTATAAGCTGAGCGACGAGTGGCGCGAGGCGTTTGGCGAGCCTGAGCGGAACGGTGTGTGGTTCGTGTGGGGTCGAAGCGGAAGCGGCAAGACGAGTTTCGTGCTGAAGCTGTGCAAGGAACTATGCCGATTCGGGCGAGTGGCTTATGACAGTCTGGAGGAAGGTTCGAGCCTGACGATGAAGAACGCCTTTATACGAGCTGGGATGCAGGACGTGGCACGCCGAATGGTGCTGCTGGATGCCGAGAGCATGGAGGACCTTGACAAGCGGCTGTCTAAAAGGAAAAGCCCCGACACGGTGGTGATAGACTCCTACCAGTATACGGGCATGAGCTTTGAGGACTATCTGGCCTTCAAGTCCCGTCATCCGAACAAGCTGCTCGTCATCATCAGCCAAGCCGAAGGCACACGCCCGAAGGGTCGTACAGCTGTGAGCGTGATGTTTGATGCCTCGCTGAAGATATGGGTGGAGGGATATAGAGCCATATCGAAGGGGCGATATTTCGGGGACAAGGGCTACTACACCATCTGGGCGGAGCGAGCTGAAGAATATTGGACCAATAACGACAAGAAGCAATGAGTAAGGACATGAACGACTACCGGCAGGGTGACACGATATATATCCTGCTGAAGAAGATCCAGGCGGAGAGCGTGATGAACGAATGGCTAGAGGGTAACTGGCAATGTGACCTGACGGCACACCGCAGCCAGAAGAACAAAGGTTGTGTGGTGCTGGAAACTACCGACCTGATGTTTGCGGCACGGATTATCCAGTGGCACACTTATGAGAAAGTAACATATAAACGTGAGAAACAATGAGCAGTAAGCATCGAATGATATGGCTGACGCCACCAGTTTACGGCAGCAAGGAAGAACGGATCGAGAGCCGAGGATATACTTGCGAATACTGTCATGGTCAGGGCGGTTTTTTAGGCGACCGGAACAGCCCGAACGACAGCGAATGGAAAATCTGCCCCGTGTGTGAGGGCAGCGGCAAGATGGACGCCGAAGTGACCATCAAGTGGAAACCCAACAAACGAGAAAATGACAAACAAAGAACCCATAAATATTGACACAATGAAAGTTTTAGACGAGTTGAAAGCGTGGCTGAACGCAGAGCGCAAGGCCCGCAACGAGAAAAAGGCTGCGAAGAAAGCAGCAGCTTTGGTTAGAGAGAGCGAAGCGATAGTTCAGGCACGCGAGTTCAGCGGTGAGGTGTACAATTGTTTTAACAATGTGCCGTTGCTTCCTGCTGACGGCTTGACATGGGAGGTTCCTACGACACTTGCCGTGGCGAGAGAGGCGTGGCTGAAATGGAAAGAAAAGGAGGCAGAGCATGAACCACGTCGATAACTACGGGAAGTTCTACAAGCTGCTGAAGCTGCTTCCCGGCGCAGACAAGGAGACCTTGGTGCGGCAGTTTACCAACGAGAGAACCGAGCACTTGCGCCAGATGACCGACAAGGAGTATGAGCTTATGTGCAAGGAAATGGAGCGTGTGGCGGGCTACGACGAACGGCGTGCCGCTCTGCTGAAGGCGAAGCGCAAGGCGCGTAGTGGCGTGCTGCACCAGATGCAGCTGTGGGGTGTGAACACGGCAGACTGGAAAGCCGTGGACCGCTTCTGCGAGGACAAACGGATAGCGGGCAAGGCTTTCCGCTTCCTGGACACAGAAGAGCTGAGCATACTCAACACTAAGTTGCGTGCAATGAATCGTAAGAAAGATAACTAAAAAAAACAATTATGACCACAAAGAAAAAAATGGAACAGATGTTCGGCTGGCTTGGCAGAACAGAGAAATGCGAGTTTATTTCGAGTAAAATTGAGTATGCGAGTATGCATGCAATAGTAGAGCGTGCAAAACCTTACATCTTTGACTTGCTTGATGAGTGTGATTTTAACATGATAAAAGATTATGTTGAAAGCCGAGAGGGAAAATAAAAACAATTAAAAACAGTAAGACAATGGAAACAAAGAACGAGACAGTGGACCCCTTGAAGGGTATGACGAAGGAGCAGCGTGCCGAGCTGTTAGCACGTCTGCAGACCGAGGTAAAGAACGACCGCATGGCGAAGCGCGAGAGCTACGAGGCGCTGCGTGGGCAGTTTATGCATGACGTGCTGGGCAGAGTGGAGAACTTGGAGAGTGAGGTTTCGGGCTTCAAGAAATGGCTTGACGACGAGGTGACAGCTTTCACGAAACTCATGCGCGAGTATGGCGCTGTGAAGAACGAGAGCCAGCAGAGCTACACGATCACTGACGGGGACTTCAAGCTTGAGGTGAAGTTTAACAAGGTGAAGGGTTTTGACGAGCGTGCAGACCTCGCCGCCGAGCGCCTGGTGGACTATCTGAAACGCTACATGGAGGCGAGCGAGAAGGGTGTGGAGGACCCGATGTACCAGATGGCGATGACGCTTCTGGAACGCAACAAGACGGGCGACCTGGACTACAAGAGCATCTCGAAGCTTTATGAGCTGGAAGACCGCTTTGACGAGGAGTATGCAGAAATCATGCGTCTGTTCAAGGAAGCCAATGTGGTGCAGGCCACGGCGACGAACTACTACTTCTCTAAGCGCAATCCGGAGAACGGTGTGTGGAGCCGCATAGAGCCGAGCTTCTGCAGGTTGTGATGATGTGCTGGGCCTTGCTGGGTCTTTCTGAGCCTTTCTGAGCCTTTGGAGGGCGCAAGATGAATAAAGCCACCTAAATATGAGCGATTTAGGTGGCTTTTTGCTTGCGGTTTAAGGGAAAAAGTTTATTTTTGCAGACTATGAAAAAAGGAAGGAATAAAGAGCTGATAAAGCTGAGGGACGAGGCTCTGTACCGCCGTTACTATTACTGGACGGAGGTGCAGCGCCTACGTTTTGATGATGCCCTGAAGCTTCTTTCAGAACGTGAGTTCTTTATTTCGGAAGAGCGCATCATGAGCATCATCAGACGCAAATGCAGGGAGGGCGGTACGGTAAACGTGAAGCCCCTGCCGAAGGTGAAAGTTCCTCGGCTTACCGCGAGCCAGCTGGAGCTATTCCCGACGCTGTGAGAGAAGAGCAGACTCGTCGTGGATGGTGAACGAAAAGATGTACTCATAGACCTTTATGCCACCGGGCATAGAATAGAAACGCGACTTGGTGCGTATCATCGGCGACATATATCCGAATGGGCGGAAACACTGCAATGCGGTGTAGAGGCTGTTTGCCATTTGCAAACGCTCTGCCACCTTTGACTCGGTTCCCGATCCGTAGTGCGTGTCGTCATAGCAATCGACGGCGAGACGTACAGAGAACTGCACCTGCCCCTTCTGGGCTCCCATGCCGACATTAGTCCAATCGGCTTCGAGATTGCCGATGAGGACGCACGGAAAGGTGACTGGGTAGGCATCTTCCTCAATGCCTGCCTCCAACTGACCACAGTCTTCGTCAACGAGTGAGAGACCGGTCATTTTGTTAGTGATGAGTTCGATAATGAGTTTGAACAATTCTTCCATAATGATTTTATTTTTCTGAGTTTAATATCTTGATAATTTCCTGTTTTGTGCGTTCGTGTATCATGTCCTGCAGCTCGCGGCTATCTCCGAGGAACTGTCGCTGTGGGATATGTACGGAGAGTTTCTTCTTTTTTGTGAGAGCGAGGGCACGCCACTTCTGTGCGCGTGGATTTGCAGCAGCCTCGTCGGTACGCTTCTTTTTGCTTTTCTTGGAGGCGTTTCGCTTGATGCCCGCCTCGCGATAGAACATGGCCCATGCAAAGCGTCGCATCTTAGGTGTGACAGATGGGTGGAGTGTTCCTCCCCAGTTGTGTATGGGAGCATATAGCAGGTCGTTTGCCACCTTGACGCGATAGTCTGACGGCGTGTACTTTATGGACGCGAACAGATGGTTGCGTGAGGAAAGGAGCGGTCCATAGCGCGATGCTGCCGTCTTGCCTCCTGCGAGCTGTCTCCCGGTAGTTTGCCAATGGTGGACCCCACCATTGACAAAGGCACTGATGCGGAAACTGTTCTGAAAGAAGTCCTTTGCCATGCGCCCTGCAATGACGGGGAGGCGCCTTCGCATAAGATGGTCGATTTGCTTGCTATGCGATTTTAGTTGTTTTGAGAAATCCTTTAGTTCCATACCATTGGGAATAAGACGTAAAACATAAGTGCTGCGATGATGCCGCCGAGAACGGTGCAGAGCCAGTCAGCCCAGTCCCAGAGGTTGCCGTATAGACGGTCTTTGAGTTCGAGGCACGATGCAGCGACTGCTGCGGCATATATGGCAGCATAGAAAGAACCGGCAAGTGTGGCGACGATGATGCCGCCGATGAGGTGCTTGTATCGGTTGGATGCTGCGAAAAAAGAAAAAATTTTGTTCATAACGTTTGTTTATTAAATTATTATTGTTATCTTTGCGGCAAAGGTGATAATAACGATGATGGCAGCAGGTAGCCGAGCGGTCTTCGGAGCGCATATCGTAGGTTCGATTCCTACCGTTATTATCACCTTATTTTTATATATTTATCTTCATCCAAATTATATTGTTGTGTTACACCTGCTGTGATGAATGCGTTTGCCGTGAATTTTGTACCATTGGCTTTTATTTTATAGTTTGGCTCGACCACGAACTTTTGCACCTTGCCGTTCTGATTTGTGGCAAAGATGATGTTAGCCTTCTCCGTGTCGAAGTACATGCTGCATGATGCTATGTTTTCGACAAAGAACTTCAACTCGTCAGGACTTACCGATTTTCCGTTATTCTTCTTGAAATCTCGCAAGGCATGAAGTATTCTTTGGTCAGAAAGGAAAATGTCCCTTGACACCAACTCAACCCCCTGCTGCTTGATTTTTGCGACTTCACGATCACTGAACGAATAGAAGCTACAAGCCGTTTTTCTGGCTATCATATCCTTTGCGACATTATCGACAAGCGCCTTTGCCGTGGCGACTCCAGGCTGCTGTATGGCACGATTTATCTTGCTACAGTTGTAGCAATGTTTCTCCTCATTCCGAAAGACCATCATCAATCTATTTTTCATGCCCTTGTTGAAAGGACACGAGCTGCAGGATTTGGGGAAGTACGGATGCGACTGTGAGAACGTGGCCTTGTCGGTGCCAGGATTGGAATCGAGTCCGGGCTGCGGGTTGCTTGCCTTGTCGGAAGAAGGCGCAGCAGTGCATGGTTCGTCGGTGGATGTAAGCGAGCACTTGCAGTTCCATCGGTCGCCCGGTCGGTGTTCGTTCCAGAACGGGTCGTTGATGGGTCGGACCGTGTTCCAAAAGAGCTGATGGTCGGCGCCCGGATTGGGCGATGTGGATGGCATCCATTTGAGGTTGGGCAGTACGTCTGCCTCCCGTAGGAACTGTTGCCAGTCGGCTGCCTGGTGTGCCCGAATAACCGCCGTGTCGTATTCGGTGCGCAGCCATGCCCCACACTGATGCGAGGCGATGGGCAGAACATCGTTTGCCCACTGATTGAACGGCTTTAAATCGCCGTTTGAATCGGTGAGAAGTCTTGCCATATCAGATTGCATACGGTGAACCTTGAAGGCAGAGAAGACCTCGTTGGAATGGCGTAGCGCCTGACGGAAGTCGTCATCCAGGTCGGGCACATCGGCTGCAGCCATGCCCTGGGCTGTAGCCTGATTGAAACTGCGTAGGATGGCACGGAACAGTTCGGGCGAAAGATCGGTGGGAGACTGCGCCTTGCCCCGACGGTAGATGTCGTGGAGAATCTGCGCGATGAAGTCGTCTGAGAATTCCATGGACGCAGCCACATCATCGGCCTTGGCCTGGTAGAGATTGTTGACTACCACTCTAAATCCGCCCCGCCCGGTTGCGGGGCTTTTGCGAAAAAAGAGCGCAGCCAGTTTTTGAAAGACTTTTTTTGTTTTGGCGACGGTTCGGAGTTCTTTTTGTCGTCGCTGTTTTCGGGTACGTCGTCATCATCGGCAGGGAGCTGCTGATTGGCAATGGAGGCAAGTGCCTCCTTTTTTTGTTGCTGTTCGGCTTTCTGTTTGTCGTAGTCGGCAGGCTTTTCGACACCGAACTCCTCATAGAGATAGTCGTCGGAGACAGGCAGCTGGAAGTTGGCTCGCAGCTGCGTGAGTATGTTCATCTTTGTGGAAGGGTCGATGTCCTTCTGCTCGGGGAAACAGAACTCTCCTCCAGAGGTATTGATGCCCATGCGCTGGAATATGTCCGTCATGTCATAATTGAGCACATCGAGGATGTATCGTCTGTCGGCCTGCGCCACCCGGTCCTCCACCTTCTTGTGTACCGTGCCGAGCGCCTGCGTTCCGTTTTCTGAGGACTCGGTGGTGAGCGTGTTCCCGAGTATGAGCTTTGAAATCTCGTTGTTGCAGCGCTCACAGAATCTCTCGTAGACATCTGCTGACCCCGTCTTGTTGCCCGCCTCAACGAGGTTTAGCGTGGTGTCCTTGCCATGCACGAAAACTGCGAGCGAGCCGGCATTGTATGCATCGTCGATGGCTCGCTGTCGTGAGTCCTCGTCATCGGTCTCGTAAGTGTACTCCTGAATGGGCATGCCAAAGACCTCGGAGAACTGTGACCAGTCGCCCGTGGTGTTGCGCTTGTATATGACCCATGGTGCAGCCTTGGCGAGGAGTCCGAGGTCAGAAGGCGATCCGATGAAAAGCAGGTCGGGGTATTCGTCCCATGAGGTGCCGGTGATGTCGGTCTGGTGTCGCAGTATGAGTCGGCGCACAGGGTCGGCGTGCTTTCTTGGGATGAGGTCGTAATCGACCCACTCCCCCTGGCGATAGAACTGGCAGAGGGAAAAGCCCCACATCTTGGCATCTATAATGTCGGTGACGAGTCGTGAGAACCATGGTGACTTAATCTGCTCGTTGACCGCCTCGTCGGGCTTGCCGTCTCTCCAGAACTCGATGTCGGCACATAGTACGGCATTGCGTCGCTTCTCGATGACGCAGGAGAGGTGTGTGTCCATGAGTATGTCAGAGTAAAGGTCGTAGAGTTTGTATCGTCGCGAGAAATCGACATCCTCTGCCGCCCGGACAGCCGAAGTGAAGTCGGCGATGTCGATGCCGAAGCGCTTTGGCTGCGTGAGCACAATGACATTGGGGCGCTGCTGTCCCTGCTGCGGAATGTTTCCGCCAATGGTGATTTTGCCCTTTGGGGCTTTGCTATACTTTCGTTTTGTCATAATCAGAATTTTTAATTGTCGGTTACCAGTGATTGACCCGTTTGGGGTTGCTTTTCAAGCGGAATGGCGCATGTGCAGCACGCACCTCCTCGGGCAGTAGCGGTGCCCCCTGGATGGAGATGTCCTCTGCGGCGACCGCCTTCATCCACTCGACTGCCCGGTCGTAGCGGTCCTTGCGCAACTGTGAGAGTTTCTGCGGGTTGTGAATACAGAAGATGTGGTATACGGCGATGTCTATGACCATCATGAGTACGAGCTGGACTCGGTCGGACCCAGTGGCCGCGAAAATACGGTCGCAGTCGTATCGTTTGGAGAGATAGCACCTCATTTCGGCGATGGCCCGATCCTCACAAATCTCGATGACCGATTCGTCGGCTCTGGTGAGCGCATCGAGAATCTCGCGGTGGATGGAGGCATCGTAGTCGGAAAGTTGTACGAATTGGCTCATATATACATTGTTTAGAATTTATAATCTTCGTTTGTTGCGTGTGCGTATGTCGGCACGCGAGCGTGTGACGGGCGGTTCTGCCCTGTGCTGAATCTCGTCGATGATGCGATTGCCGCCCTCTACGGCATCAGGACCGTCGGCCGGATAGCGTAGGGAGAGAGTGAAGAGCGTGAACTGGTCGAGGAGTTCCTTCATGTGTGGATTGTCGCGTTCCGCCTCGTTGAGTATGAGATTACCGGCACGGTTCATGGGCTCCAGATTGGCCTCGATGCGTGTAGCCTTGTCGGTTTTCTTCTCCTCGTCTCCTCGTATGTAGAGCTGTACGCCCTGCTCGCGTCGCACCTTGGCGACGAGCGGCTTAAATACCTGCTGAAAGAACGGGTCCTGAAGTTTGTTGTTCTCCATGTAGCAATAGACTGGAGCACGACCTCCGACAAATGCGAGCAGCTGCACATACCAGTCGATGAACTCGGCATTGAGCGCCTGAGCCAAAAACGTCTTTATGACGTACAGCTTGCCGGAGAGCTTGCCGAGGAGTGAGACCGTCTTGAACGACTTGCCTTTTTTGCCCTTGCCTTCGCCCGGAGCTGGGTCGCCGTAAGCCACGAGGAACTTGAACTTGGAGAGCGGCGGCACCTTTCCGAAAGCCATTTCGGAGAATATCTCGCCCTCTGAGATGGGGTTGTTGAAGTACTCGCCCTGCGCTGCCTTCTTGGAAATCTTGGCGAGAACACGGTCGATGTGCTCCTCAGAGTTTTTCTCGGGCCATGTGGAGTGTCCGTCCTTGTCGCGGATATTAACGATGTCCCAATGGTCGGCCATTGCTCCTGCGCGTACGACACAGCAGTCCTTGGCGATGATGTTTCCGCAGAAGAGCACCAGTGTAGGCTCAGAGACAGAGCGCGTTGGGTAAAGCGCCTTCTCCCACCAGTCCCATCGTTTCTGTATGATGTCGGGATTGAGCGTGTCCTGGTCTGTGTCGAAGTCATCGACAATCAATACATCCGGGCGGACGGCATCCTTTCTGGAGCCACGTGGTGACTGTCCTGCACCGAGTGCCCGGAATGCCACGCCCTGCTTGGTGATGAACTCGTCCTCCGTCCATGAACCGAGCGACTGCTGTTTTCCGTAGTAGGCAATGATGCGCCCGTTGGCCTCGAGGTTTGCCCGGAACGGGTCGAGCAGGCGGACGGCATTGTCGAAGGAATTGGATGTGAGTATGACATTTCGTTTAAGCCCAGTGAGTGTGAGGTACATGATGCAGAACATGGCGCAAGTGGACTTGGCCAGTTCTCGGCTCCATGAGACTACCTCGAACCACTCGGGATTGGAGAGAATGCGTCGTATGGCCCTCTTCTGAAAAGGTGCGAACTCATACTGCGCGAAGTTTGGGAAAAAGAATTTTATCCATTCGAGCGGTCGTGCTTCAAGCCATGCACGGTGCTTCTGTATTTCGGCCTGTGACATGGAGCGATCGACGGGCGTTGCGCGCGCGATGTTGTCCTTGAACTTTTCCCAGTTTTGCAGTGCTATACGGTCAGTCTGTTTCATACGCTGTTAGAGTTTGTCCTTGATGTAAGCGTCGAAAAGCGAGGTTAGCTCCTTTGCCTTGTCGAGGTCGGATGGTCGCATCCACTCGATGACATCAGTGAGCACAGCGATGCGGTCGGCGATACCCACTTCCTGCTCCATGTTTCGTATTGCGGATGTGAGCTTCACGATAGTGTCAGCCTGCTTAGCATCAGGGTATCGTTGTCCCTCTGGTTTGAGCTGTATTGCGTTGTTGACTTCGGCTACCTGACGATAGAGGCTTTGTACCTGCTCACGACGTGTGAGCGTGAGTCCGACCTTCTGTTCCTCCCATTTGCCGCCGCGGCACCAGTTTGAGACTGTGACGCGTGACACTCCCACACGGTCGGCAATCTCCTGCTGTGTGAGGTTTTCCCGGAGATAAAGCGTGCGAGCCCACTCTTTTTTCTGTGTATTGGTTAAATCTGCCATTGAAAAATCTGTTTATAATGTGAATAAATGCAGTGCAAAATTACCGTGAAAAGGAGTGAATCCGAGCGAGTGAAAAGCATGATGACAAGTTGCGGCGTTATGATGCCGGCATAACGTTTCATGATAAAACAGGGGGTATGGAATGAGGTTGGAAAGCCATTAACTTTGCAACCGCAACATGGGCAAACTGCCCGACAAAGAAGGAGACAATGAGCAAATATTTCAATATCAAGAAAGCGGCGAGCGTGAGCACCATCTACATGTATGGCGACATCGGCTACGAGGTGGCGAGCGGGCAGATAGCCGCCGAGCTGGCAGCCTGCGCCGAGGAGAGCGAGCGTATAGACATCCGCATCAACTCGAACGGCGGTGACGTGTTCAGCGGTATAGCCATCTACAACGCCATCCGCCAGAGCAATGCAGACATACGTCTTTACGTGGACGGTGTGGCGGCGAGCATGGCGAGCGTGATAGCGCTGTGCGGCAAGCCAGTGGAGATGAGCCGGTATGCGCGTCTGATGCTTCACAGCGTGAGCGGTGGCTGCTACGGCAACAAGCAAGAGATGGCGAAGTGCATCGCGGAGATAGAGAGCCTGGAGGACAGTCTGGGCGAGATGTACGCCCAACGCATGGGCATGAGCAAAGAAGAAGTGAAAGCCCAATACTTTGACGGGACAGACCACTGGCTGACGGCGCATGAGGCCCTGCAGATGGGTCTGATAGACGGCATTTATGATGCGGACCCCGTGGCTGAGGACAGCACTCCAGAGGAGATATACACGACATTCAACAACCGGCTCAGGAACGAGCCACAAAAAGCGAACGATATGACATTAGAAGAACTGAAGAAACAGACGCAGTTTAAGGACTGCAAGAGTGATGAAGAAGTGGTGGCGAGGGCTCAGCACTATGCGACCCTTGCCGGCAAGGCACAGACCTTGGAGGACGAGAACAAAGAGCTGAAGAAGAAGCTGAAGGGCTTTGAGGACAAAGCCGTGGCAGACGCAGAGGCTGAGCGCAAGGAACTGTTGGACGCAGCTGAGCAGGACGGCCGCATCAACGCTGAAAGCCGCCCGACCTTCGAGAACATTCTGAAGGGAAACATGGTTGAGGGCAAGAAGGTGCTTTCCGCACTGACCCCTAAGCGCAAGGTGATGAACGACCTGCACGTGCAGCCCGGCGTGAGCGACGGCCCCTGGGAGCAGCGCCAGAAGCAGATCAGAGAAGCGCGCATGAAGCGCCAGTTCCAGTAAAGGACGAGAGAGACAGAAGAACCATAAAAAGGAAAACAAATGGCAATAGTAGTAAAAAACACGAATTATAACGGTGAGGTGCTTGAGCGCATCCTGACCGTTGCGACCACGGGCAACGAGCTTGTGGACAAGGGACTCATCATGGTGATTCCCGGTGTGGAAAAGAAAATCAGCGTGCCACGCCTAAAGGCGGGCAAGATGCTGCAGAAGCGCAAGGAAGACCCTCAGAAGAGCGATGCCCAGGGCGACTTCAATTACAGCGAGCAGACCTTGGAGCCCCACGACTTCATGGCGTTCACGGTGTTTAACCCGCGAGCTTTTGAGCAGATATGGAGAAAGTGGCAGCCTAAGGGCAACCTGGTGTTTGCGGAACTTCCTCCCGAGGCCCAGAACGCTCTTCTGGAGGCGCTGTCGAAGCAGGTGCAGTTTGAGCTTGGCAACCTGTTTGTGAACGGCGAGTATGTGAGCGGCGGCACCGACGACCAGCTGATGGACGGCATATTGACGCAAGCAGCCAAGGCAAGTGACGTAATTGTGGTGAACCCTGAGGGCCCCACCTCGATGATAGACCGCTTGTATGCTGTGCGTAACGCCATCCCCAAGGCGATGCGCGAGAACCCGAACCTGCGCATTCTGATGAGCGTTGACGACTTTGACCAGTACGACAAGGAACTGACAGAGCGCGAGCACAAGAACTCTAACGAGAGCGAGGTGAACAGCAAGCGCTTCAAGGGCATCGCCATCGAGACAGTGGCCGCCTGGCCTGACTCGCTCATCATGGCGACGCTGTGCTCGCCCGATGCGGACGGCAACTTCTTCGCTGCGGTGAACCTTCAGGACGACGAGAACGTGATCCAGATAGACAAGCTGAGCAACCCATCGGAGCTGTACTTCTTCAAGCTGCTGATAAAGGCCGACACGAACGTTGGCTTCGGCGAGGAGATTGTGGTGATGGACTGGAGAAAGACCAAGAAGTTCAATTACGTGCCCGAGGGATAGAAACTGGGAACGGCGGAGTGCGTGGAACCGCCTCCGCCCAGGTAACAAATACAACTAAAATAAAAAAAAGATTATGGCAGAGAAAAAGACAGTGAGTGTGAAGGTCGTGGCAAAGTTTCGCGACAAGGAAGACCTGAGCGTGGTGCACGAGGCAGGTGAGGTGCTTGAATTTGAGCTGGATCGTGCCCATGACGTTGTGGAACGCGGTTTGGCAGAGTATGCTGACCCCATCGGCTAGGCTATGGCAAGGATGAAATATCTGGTGCTGCACTGCACAGCCACGCCAGAAGGCCGTGAGGTAAGCTCTAAAGAGATACGCCACTGGCACACTGACCCGGTGAAGAAGGGCGGCAGGGGCTGGAAGCAGGTGGGGTACACCGATTTGTTCCATCTGGACGGAACAGTGGAGCGCCTGGTGAAGAACAACGAGGATGCGGAGGTGGACCCCTGGGAGGTGACGAACGGTGCTGCGGGCTATAACTCGGTGAGCCGCCATGTGGTGTATGCCGGCGGTCTGGCAAAGGACGGCAAGACGGCCAAGGACACGCGCACTGCGGCACAGCTGAAGGCTATGACTGACTACGTGAGGAACTTTCATGAAAGGTTCCCACAGATCAAGATTGTGGGTCACCGTGACCTGCCAGGCGTGACTAAAGCCTGCCCGAGTTTTGACGTGAAGGCATGGTTAGAGAGCATCGGCATCAGGCAGTAAGGAGAGTGTAAAAACAGAGTAAATAACGAATAAAGAGAAAACAAGGATGGCGGACACAGTAATCATGCAAATCCTGCAGTGGGCTATACCCTCGGGCGGCATAGGTGCCGCCATCGCTTGGGTTGCGAACCGCAAGGTGAAGGAGGCCGAGACGGCGAAGAGCGTGCATGACACCTACAAGGTGATGTACGAAGACGTATCGACGCTGCTTGTTGAAACGCAGAAGAAATATGAAGAGACGACAAAGATCACTGAGAAACTGGTGGCTGAAAACAACCTCACGCGACGTGCTGTCAACCGTCTGTCGCGTGCCATTGAGGCTATTCAGCTATGTCCTCACAGGGCTGCTTGTCCTGTCAGCAGCGAGCTGCAGCTCGACGAGACAGACGGTGAGGTCGGAAAACAAAGTGTCGGCAAGCGCAGTGCGAAAGGACAGCGCAAGCGCCGCGACGAGCGTGATGAAGGCGTGGTGGACGGCGCCGGTGAAGGCGGACACGGCATTGCTGGAGATAGCGCTTGACTCCGGTCTGTGGCGACTGCCTGAAGGAGCGAGCTATGCTGCGAGCTCGGGCCGTGCGCACGTGAAGGCGAGTGTGAAGCAGAACACGGGCGGTAAGCCTCCTACCCTGGTGATAGAGAGCGGCTGCGACAGTTTGGCGCGTCTGTGTGCGTATTATGAGGCGGAGAACGAGCGCCTGAGCGTGAAGAACGCTCATCTTCAGGACAGTGCTCAAACGGCGGTTGAAGAACGTTCGAAAGAGCGAGGGCTGTGGTGGGTGGACTGGTGTGTATTTATTGCAGGCGGAATAGTCTGCACGGTAATAACAATTTTAACAATGAAGATTTATGAACGATTTTATGTACGGCCTGGCGGTCGTTAAGGTAGGCGAAAAAAAGCTTGGCTACATCGAGGAAAACAGCTTCAAGCTGAACGGTGCGAAGGGCGAGGTGACGAAGATCAACGCTGCCCAGAAGCATGGCGGCCCTGTGCTTGTGATTCCGAAGTCGAACGGCACGATTGCTCCGAGCTTTGACTTGATCCAGATGGACTACGAGAACATGGCAGCTCTGATGGGCGGTGTGGTGAAGAAGACGGCGGAGAAAGCGACAGGCTGGGAAGCTCCATCGGACCTGGTGCAGATAACGAGTCCACTGACGATACAGACGGACTCGTCGCACGAGATAAACATCCGGAAGGCTTTCATCTCGGCATACATTGACGGCGACCTGAACTTGGACAGTGTGTCGAAGGTTAAGGTTGAGGTTGAGGTGATGATTCCGGACGACGGTAGCAAGCCTTACAGCATTGATGATGTGGCTGGATAGATAAACACCGAGAGCGATGAAGGACAGCCATATTGAGAAGGAGGCAGCGGAGGCACTTTTGGACGTGGGTGTCTCCGTTCCTTTTAAGGAGTTGCGTCTGCCGTGGCGCAAGGAGGCGATACGTCTGCGTTTCAGGATGGGCCGTCCGCGTCTTGGCGGTCAGATACGTATAGCCCGTCTGTTTGCCGGCATGAACGTGACTCACGCGGAGCTGGAGGCGATGACAGAGTCAGAGCGTCTGGCTTGGCTTGGGGAGCACGGGGGCACTGTGAGCCGGATTGTTGCTCTGACGATATGCAGGGGGAAGTGGAGCGGGTTGCTGCTGACGGGCGTGGTGGCTTGGTTGCTACGCTGGTGGGTGGATGACGTTTGGCTTGAGGCTGCTTTCCGACGCTGGACGCTTCTGCTGGGTACGCGGGGTTTCGAGAGTATTATCGCATTGTCGGCGGCGACGAATCCGCTGAAGCCGACGATAGCGAGCCATTAAAGGAAGGGGAGTTAAGAACTAAGTATGAGGGTTCACATAGCCTCTTTGGTATGCTTTGGCAGGTGGCTCAGGCGACAGGCTGGAGTGTGGACTATATGCTGTGGGGTGTGAACTGGGAGACTCTGGTGCTGATGCATGCCGATGCCCCGCGGTATGTGAAGGTGAAGGGCAAGGAAGATTCTGTGCCGTCGCGTAAAGTGAATGGGAAGCGCACTGCGCAGGAGATCCTGGAGTGTTTTCAAACAAGACTGAAGAAATGACATGAAAGCTGTAGAAGTAGAATTATTGATGAAAGGGAACCTTAGCCAGGGCATGTTGGATGCCCAGACTAAGGCTAATTTGCTTGATGAGTCCTTGAAACGAGTCGGCATGACCATTGGCGGTGTGTTCACGGCACAGAAGGCTATGGAATTTGTGAAAACAATGATCGATGTGCGCCAGGAAGTGGAAAACCTCATCATCTCGTTTGAAACATTGTTAGGCAGCAAGGACAAAGCCACACAGTTCTTCAGCGAATTGAGTGAATATGCCGTGAACACACCGCTTATGCTTAATGATCTTGCAGGAGGAGCGCAGACTATGCTCGCATTCAATATCGAAGCGGAGAAAGTCATACCAACCCTAAAGCAGATTGGTGACATCTCCATGGGCGACCGTGACCGCTTCAACTCGCTTGTACTTGCATTTTCGCAAATGTCGGCTACGGGAAAACTGATGGGGCAAGATTTGCTCCAGATGATAAATGCCGGTTTCAATCCACTCGCTACCATATCGGAAAAAACTGGCAAAAGCATAGGACAACTCAAAGACGAAATGTCCGCAGGTGCTATCAGTTCTGAAATGGTGGCACAGGCATTTGCAGACGCAACCGCAGAGGGTGGCAAATTTCATGGTATGCTGGATAAGCAAAGCAAAGGTTTGAAGGGACAAATCTCAAATTTGGAAGGTGCTATTGACGACATGTTCAATGCCATGGGCGAAAAGAGTGAGGGTATTTTAACGGGCAGCGTTGAAGTGGCTTCAGAACTTGTAAAGAACTATGAAGCGGTAGGAAAAGCCCTTATGTCGCTTGTTGCGGTATATGGCAGTTATAAAACAGCTTTGATTGCAACACTGGCAGTACAGAAGGCTGCTTCTTTTGTTGAAAACATTCGCCTTGTGGCTATGTTCCGTAAAGAATTGGGACTTGCAACAGCTGCACAGCAAGCCTTCAATATAACAGCAAATGCCAATCCTTATGTGTTACTTGCAACTGTTATTTTGTCTGCTGCCGCTGCGCTGGCTATATATTCAAAGAATTGCTCTGCTGCCGCTGACGAGGCTCAACGTGCGGCTGACCGTGAGAAAGAACAGACAGATGCAATCAATGACAAAAAAGAAGCGATTGAAAAATGTATAAGCACCATAACAGATGAGAATCTAGCGGAACTAGACAGACTAGAAGCTCTAGAAAAACTAAAGAAATTGATGCCGTCAGTCTTTGAGAAATACAAGACCGAAAAGGAACTTATTGACAAACTGACGGAGGCGCGCCGAGAATATAACGAGGAACTTCGTGAGGAACGTAATCTTAAAGGCGAAGGTAATTTGAAGGCAGACCAACAACGAGTGGCGGATCTGAAGAAATATTTGAAATTGCGCAAGCAGTACTACAAAACCGGTCGCTTGAATATGTCAGATTCTGATTATAATCTCTATCAGAACCTTGACAAGAAATATAATAAAGAAGTGAGGAACGTGCGTGGTACGTTTCAGACATTCAACTCCGCTATAGAATCGTTGATTAAAGCTTCAGAGGGTACGGTGTGGAAAGATGTGCAGCAAGTGCGAACAGATAACCATAACAAGTTTATGGCAAAGTTGAATAGTATGAACGCAGAGACCGCTCAAAAGACTATCAACTTCTACAAAAATTGTATCTCCTCTGCAAACAAGCAAGGAAAGAAACTTGTACAACTTCCAGGAGAGAGTGTTGCAACTAGTGTAGACGAATTGCAAAACCGCATCAAATCGGCCACTGCTCGTATGAAAAGCATACACGAGAATGCCTCTAAAGACTTCATGAAAGATGCAAAAACTGCATGGACTAATGCACAGAATGAAGTAAATAAAGTCATAAAGAATCGCAACAATCGTTCCCTTTATCCTGATGAAGCGTCCTATCTTGCAGCATTACGCAAGGCACGCGATGAAGAAAAGAAGGCAAAGGCAAACTATGAGGCTGCAGGTGGTGACACATCAAAGAAAACAAAAAAGACAAAGAACACTGGTCTTACACCTCAGGAGAAAACCAATATAAAGGCTGCAGAGCAAGAAGAGAAAGAGCGTCAGGTAGAAGCGGCACAACGTAAACAAGAAGCGTCAGAAAAGCAAACCGCATTTGATTTGAAACAAGCGGAGATTGACGGCTTGCAAGAGGGCTTTGACAAGGAACTTAAAACGATAAATCTCAATTACGATAAACTTATCGAAGCGAACCGTTTGCGCCAGCAAGAATGGGTAGATGAACTTCAGAATATATCAGACCTCTCATTTGAACAGGCTCATCCTAACTGGAAGAAGCAAGGGTTGAAGCGTCCAACTGTTACTATGGATGATTTGAGCGCTGACCAAAAAAACCATCTGAAACAATATACTGAAGCCGCAAACGCATACAAGCAAAATTCCGAAGCAAAGCTCTATCAGAATTTGCTCGCCAAGTACCAAGACTACGAGGAGCAGCGCAAGAGCATCAGCGAGAAGTTTGCTAAGGATCGTGCTCAGATAGAGAAGGCTGTGGACGCAGAGGGGCGTCCTATAGGCGAGGATGTGAAGGAGCGTGCGTTGGCAGAGCTGTCGAAGCAGGAGCGTGCTGCGCTGAAGTCTGTGGACGATGCTCAGCTGACGGAGCTGGGGAAGGAGAACAAGGTGCTTGTGGACTTGTTTGCTGACACTTCGGAGAAGAGTGTGGCTGAGGTTCAGAAGATAATAGACCGTATAAAGATGCTGATGGACTATCTGCGTGGGACGAAGGACGCTGAGGGCACGGCTGTGATAAAGGACGGGAACGGAAGGACGGAGCGGAGGATCACGCAGAAGGATATGGCGGAACTGGGTTTTTCGCCGGCTGAGCTGAAGGCCCTGGAGAAGAGTCCTGAGAAGCTGAAGGCTCTGACGGAGCAGTATGAGAAGCTGAAGAAGGAGGTGCTCGGTAAGAATCCGTTCAGGGCTCTGGCTGATGCGGTTGGGGAGCTGTTCAAGCACGGCGAGGATGGTGAGGAGAAGAGCCTTGAGGCCAAGTTGAAGCGCCTTGGTGAGTCTGCTGCGGCTTCTGCTGAGATGGTGGGCGACCTGGCCGGGAGGTTGAGCGAGATGTTTGAGGCGGCGGGTAACGATGGCATGGCTGAGGCGATGGATGCTGTGCAGGGTGTGATGACGAGTGTGAGCAACATAGGCCGTGGCTTTGCTGAGGGCGGCGTCGTTGGCGGCATAGCTGCTGCCGCGAGCGAGGCTATCAGCTGGGTGACGAAGGCTTTTCAGGCGAGTGCGCGTCATAAGGCTGCTTTGGAGAAGATCATGGAGGAGGTGACGGCTCAGCAGCGTGAGTATAACCTGCTGCTGATGGAGCAGAACCTGGAGCTGGAGAAGGCTCAGACGATATTCGGCACGGACACTTACGGGAAGGCTGCGAACGCTGTGAGGGTGATGAAGGATGCCTACGCCGGGCTGAAGGCGGAGATTGCGGGCACGGCTGAGCAGCAGAAGAAGTTCGGATACCTTGATACTGGGAATGCCTTCTGGAACAAGATGTTGAACAAGGGCTACTCGGAGCTGAAGGATGCGTACTCGGGTCTGGCAGACATTGAGATAAAGACGGGACATAAGAAGACGGGTCTGTTCGGCTGGGGCAAGGGCAAGGATACGTACAGCAGCATTCTGGATGTTTATCCGGAGCTGATAGACAGTGCGGGGAACTTTAACCGCGAGCTGGCTGAGAGCATCATGAACAGCCGTGAGTTTGCGAAGAATGACAAGGAGGTCCTTCAGTATATCATAGACCTATATGACCAGGCTGAGGAGGCCTGGGAGTCTGTGAAGGACTACTTTGAGGGTGTGTTCGGCGACCTTGGGCAGACGCTGACGGACGCTCTGGTGGATGCCTTCAAGAACGGTACTGATGCGGGGAAGGCTTTTGCGGACTCGCTGACGGGTATGCTGGAGAAGCTGGCTGAGCAGATGATATACACGGTGACGATAGCCCCACTGCTGGAGAAGGCTCAGGAGGAGATGCTGGACGTGATGAAGCGCGAGGACCTGACTGACGAGGAGAAGTTTGGCAACTATGTGCGGATTCTGGACGAGATGACGGACAATGCGCTGAGCCAGCAGGGAACCTTCAACGCGCTGCTGGAGAAGTATCGCCAGCTGGCGAAGGATAAGGGCCTGGACTTGTGGCAGGGTGACAGCACGACGCAGACGGGCAAGAGCGGTGCATACACGACGGCCTCGCAGGAGAGCATAACGAAACTGGAGGGTCTGTACACGGCGATGCTGGTGCACGAGACGAACATAGACACGAACGTGGAGAATGTGGCTGGGAGCATGCAGACGGCTCTGGGGCACCTGAAACGTATAGATACGAACACGGGCGAGTGCAGCGAGACGCTGAAACTGATGCGCAAGGACATGCGTGACATGAAGGACGACCTGACCACGCTGCGTAGGGACGGCATTAAAACAAGGTAAGAAAAAAGGAGGAAAGAGCATGGAGATAACGAAAGGCCTGCTGTACATAAACGACAAGGACGCAGCCCAGGAATGGGGCGTGTTCCTGACGGAGAAGAAGGAGGGAGAATGGACTAACTATGAGGCTCTGCTGAAGCCGAGCACGACGAAGGAGCTGACTGTGGTGGACAACCCTGACGCTGACGGGGAAGAGCTACCGGAAGAAATAGAGCTGCACCTTCAGGCGCGTGACGTGGAGCTGTACTTCTGCCTATGGGCTGAGTCGGCGCAGGCGTACTTCGTGAACTACGGCAGGTTCTTCACGATGCTGCGGACGGGCAAGGACGGATGGCTGGAGGTGAGGCTGCCGGAGATAGACCGCACGTTCAGACTGCGGTATCTGGGGGCAACGGAGACGGAGCAACTGACCCCGATAGGCGAAGGCGGCGTGTGCAGCAGGATGCGGCTGAAATTCAGGGAGCCGAAGCCTCTGTACTGAAACGGCGTTTGCAAGGTATTCAAACAACGATAAAACAACGATAAAAAGGACATCAAAGGACATGGAGCTGAAGATATATGACAAACGGAACCGGCTGAGGACAACGCTGGTGCCCGACAGTAGCAGCACTCACCACGAGGAGGTGGGCGGTGACGACTACCTGAGCGTGTCGCTGGACAGCCCGGAGTGCGTGACACTGGAGCTGAACGACTGGACGGTGTGGGAAGGGCGGAAGTTCTGGTGTGTGGAGGCGTACACGCCGAAGCAGACGGGTCGCAGGAAATGGACGTACTCGGTGAAACTGTACGGTGCGGCGAGCCTTATCAAACAGGCTCTGATGCTGAACACTGAGGATTCGCCCGTATTCAGCTACACGGCGACGGCCCGTGAGCATGTGGCCCTGGTGGTGAAGAACCTGAACCGCTGGATGGGCGGCATAACGGACTGGAAGGTGGGCAAGGTGGAGGCTACGGGGAACATCGTGGTGGACTACTCGGAGGGTCTGTACGGGAACGACGCTCTGAAGAAGATAGCCGACGAGGCCGGGACGGAATGGTGGATAGAGGGCATGACGGTGAACGTGTGCCGCTGCGAGAGGGGCGACGAGGTGACGCTGGGCTACGGCAACGGTCTGTTGAGCATAGAGCGTGACTCGGCTGACAACGTGAAGTTCTTCACGAGGCTGTTCCCGATAGGCAGCAGCCGCAACATAGACGCTGAGAAATACGGCAGCAGCCGACTGCTGCTGCCGAGCCGTGCGACGTATGTGGAACGGAACACGGAGCTGGGCATTGTGGAGCACTTCGAGCAGACGGCGTTCCAGGAGATATACCCGCGGCGCACGGGCAAGGTGAGCTCGGTGAGAAAGGAGACGAAAAAGGGCGATGACGGCAAGCCATTCGACATATACTACTTCACGGACGGCGAGATGAACTTCGATCCGAACGAATATGAGATAGGAGGTCTGGTGAAGCGTGTGACGTTCCAGACAGGGCAGTTGGCCGGTCTGGGCAACGACGAGGACGGGGAGCACTACTTTGAGGTGAACTATAACAGTGCGACGCGTGAGTTTGAGCTGATAACGATATGGCCATACGATGACGACACGCAGGTGCCAGGCGGAGTGCTGGAGCCGAAAGCCGGGGACACCTATATACTGTGGAACGTGAGGATGCCGGACGAGTATTACCCGATAGCGGAGGAGGAGTATGCGACGGCGGTGGAAAAATATATGGACGAGCACTGTCTGGACAGAAGCGTGTACAAATGCTCGACGGACTATGTGGCGCTGAAGAAACGCGGCGTTGTGCCGTGCATGGGGCAAAGGGTGCGGCTGGAGAGTGACCGCTTTTTTGCGAGCGGCTACCGTGAGAGCCGCATAACGGTGGTGGACCAGAAGCTGGAGCGCCCGACGGAGGCTGACATCGAGATAAGTGACGTGCTGTCGCAAACGACGCAGAGCCGCATGGCGGACGAGATAGAGAACGTGCGGAGCGAGGTAAAGGCGAACACTGTGGAACTGCCTGACGTGATACGCTCTTGGGACACGACTCTGCCTACGGACAACAATCTGTTTTCGGCAAGAAGGAGCGAGCAGGAATTTCTGAGCAGGAAACGCAATGACCGCACGAAGGGGCAGATAACCTTTGAGCAGGGCGTGGTGTTCGGCGAGGAGGAGAACGGCTTTGTTGACGGCAAGGGCAACGCGGAGCTGCTGACGGCTGTGGTGAAGGAGCTGCTCAGCAGCGGGGACTATAGCGGCGGGGGCTTGACGGACAGGGGCTGGAAACTGGGTATGGATGAGGACCGATTGTCGCACCTGATTGTGGACAAACTGACGGTGCGTCAGGTGATGAACGTGTTTGAGCTGCTGATAAACAAGGTGCGCAGCGTGGGCGGACAGATTTGCGTGAGCGCGGCCAACGGCAAGATAAAGACGGTGCAGGAGCAGGGCGACTACTGGCACATCACCTTCGAGCAGGAGAATACTTTCGTGGCGCACGACCTGATGCGCTGCCAGGTGTTCACCGGCACGTCGCAGAAAGCCTACTGGGTGGAAGTGGCCGGCATCGCGAATGGTGGCATACTTGTGGAGAAATCCGAGTTTGAGACCGCACAGCCCGAAGAGGGCGACGAGTGTGTGCTTATGGGCAACACCGAGACGGCGAACCGCCAGAACCTCGTCCTCATCTCCGCCTCGGAGGACGGCCACCCGAGAGTGGACGTGCTGGACGGAGTGAACGCCAAGAACTTTGACCACGCCCTGCGTGCAAGGCTCGGCAACCTTAACGACATCAAGGACGACCGCTTTCCACTGGATAACCAGCCGAAGGGCAACGGCCTGTATGCCGACAACGTGTATCTGCGCGGCACGTTCCTGCTTTCCACCGGCGAGGACATCAAGACCAAGCTGGAGATAACGGAGGGGAAGGTGCAGAGCGCGATAGACAGCGTGCGGAACGACTTCCTGAGCGAGAAAGGCTACCTGAACAACCCCACGTTCACATCGGGGCTGGAGAAATGGAACTCCGAGAACGAGACCGTGTTCTTCCTTGTCGGCAACAAGTGGATATGGGCCAACGGCAACGTGCTCTCCAAGAAAGGCGACGGCGCAAGCGTGGTCACGGACATGGGGCGCACAGTGGTGCGCATACGCAACAAGTACATACTGCAGAAACACGGGAACCTGCGCTATGTGCCCACGTTCCCGACCAATGACGAGGGGCAGAAAGAGGCCCTGCCTGTGTATCTGACATTCTTCTACCGCTGTGCCAAGGTCGGCACGCTGAAGGTCCGCTTCGAGAATGTGGACAAGACAGGCTTCGCCAACTTCAACAGCATGGAGATAAGCGAGGAGATTGCGGAGACCGAAGGCTATGTGCAATATACTGGAAACGGCCTGTGGAACGGCACGGGCGACTTCAAGCTGGCGTTTGACGGCGACATCTACCTGTATATGCTGGTGCTGAGCACGGACAAGATAGAGGCACTGACGTACAAGTACAAGACGCTGTTCGAGCAGAGCGAGCGGCTGGTAAAGATAGCGGCACTGAACTTTGACAAGGACGGCAAGGTGTTGGAGGGTTCAGAGATTATAACGACAGCAAAATACAACGCACTCATCTCGGAGCGGTTTGACGAGCACGGCGCGCTGAAGAATACGGCGGGACTGATAACGGCAACGGACTGGGCAACATGGCTCAACAGCTATGCCGGGGACATGGAGAAGAAACTGGACATTGAGGCGTTTGCCGGGATGTTTGCCTCGGCCGTGGAGGAGAGCACGGACATCGTGAAACGAGCGGAGGTGTCGGCATTCGTGACCAAGGACGAGAACGGCAAGCTGGAGAGTGGAGTGAGGATAAGCGCAGACCAGATAACCCTGGAAGGCGCAGTGACGATGAACGAATATTTCAAGGTGAACGCAGACGGCAGCCTTGACGTGAAGTCTGCAAGGATGAAGGACGCAGAGGTGACGGGAGTGATCCATGCGAACCTGCTGTATTCGAGCACCAAGGTAAACGCACCGAACGAATACCAGATAGACCCAGAGGCTGAGCCGTGCAACATGTTCTTTTGGGAGTTTGACGCGATAGAAGGCTCGTGGGATGCCACGGAGGCCCCTTACTCGCACTGGATATACCTGCCAGACGCGACGGCATACGACGGACTGGAGCTGAGCTTCTTCTGGGACAGACCAGTGGGCAAGAAGCTGAAGTACCTGTATGTGTCCGCCATCAACGGACAGAAGATAATATTCGAGGCCAACCCCTACTACTTGATGAAAACATCGGACGGAAGCTTTATTGATGTGAGGCGGTTCGGCGGGTGCAGCAAGAGCGACACACGGATATACTGCTTGTGGAACACCTACACGACGCTGAAGGCGATAGCGGGGAACTGGTATATCATAGAAGGAACAACGAATGAGGAATGATGTATGAAAAAGATAGACTTTAAGCATTTCAAAATTTACACGACCGTGAGCCGGAAGGCGGCGCAGACGGTGGACGCGAGGGAGACGTTTGCGGACTTGATATACAAGAACGTGAACGGCATTAAGGCACATGCCCTTGCCCTGAAGATATACGGAAGCGAGGGCACGGCATACTATACCGACGACGAGGTGCGGCTGATGCGCATGGTGGTAGAGCGGCTGTGCGTGCCGGGCTTCATCGACGGACTGAATGAACAACTGAACAATAACAACAAAACCAAATAATTATGGCACTGACAGAAGAAGAGAAGAAGGAACTGGTCCAGGATGTTGTGAACCAGATAAAGACAGACAGCCAGAGTGTGGACGAGCTGGAAGCTGTGAACACGCTGGACGGTGTTGTTAGCCTCCCTGCCATGAGAGGCAAGACGGTGGTGAGCGCCCCGTTGAAACTGCTGTCGAAACCTGCGGAGGACGCAGCAGCTGTCGCCAAGGCTTCTGCTGCTGTGGCTGACGCATCGGCAAAGAAAGCAGATAAGGCAGCATCAACAGCGGAGGCAGCGGCCAAAACCGCCAACGATGTGGCAAGCAAGGCCACGGATGCCGCCCATAAGACCAACGCAGCTGTGGCAAAGGCAGAAAGCGTGGAATCGGAGTACAAGGACACGGCTCTGGCAGCGAGGAACGGTGCGACAGCACGGTTTGACGGGCTGGTGGAAGGCGTGGAGATACGACTTGTATCATACCCCCAGATAGACGGTGTGTACTATGACACGGAGAACAAATCCTTCTGCGGGAAGAATGGTAACATATACTGCAAAAACTGGCCTGGCGCAGACATGTACATGAACGATGTGCGCACGGAAGTACTGAAAGACAAAGCGTATGTGTGCGGTGGCGTGGTGTATGTGTGGAGCGACGAGGAAGAGAACCTGGTGGAGATAAGCGGAAGCGGCGGTGGCAACACCTATAACGTGACGGAGCAGGTTCCGCTGGAGAGCGGATACTATACGCTTGAGACCGCCATAGCAGCCGTGGAAGGAAAGGCACGTGCGAAGGGACGCTGCATCACCTACGAGACGGCACAGGGCAAATGGGAGACCAAGCAGTTCAAGGGCACGAACATCGGGAGCTGGGAGCAGGCGGCAAGCTGGGAGGACTTCGGCGGCGACGGCACGGTGAAGAGCGTGACGCTGAACGGCAAGAAGCTGGAGCCAGGCGAGGACGGCAACGTTGCTATCACCATCAGCGAGACGGAGGTGGACGAGAGCCTGAACGCAAGCTCGACGAACCCGGTGCAGAACGCTGCCGTGACGGCAAAGCTGATGGAGATAGAGGCGAGCACCGTCTTGGGGATGAATGCCGAAGTGAGTGACGACGGCAGCAGCGTGCGCCTGGCACTGACCAACAAGAGCGGTGCGGAGATAGCGTCAGCGGACATCCCGGCAGGAAGCGGGGGTGGAGGCGGTGACGCTTCGACCACGAAAATCGTGCTGGATGCTGCCGTGGACAAGACCATCATCAAGGAAGGTGACAGCGCAATACTGACATGGACGTATGACCACCAGTACAGCAGCGGTGACGAGAAAGGCACATCCACGGGTCAGAAGGCAACAGTCAGCATTGAGATGAAGAGGGGCGCGACCGTGATGTATGCAGACACGCAGCATGATGTGAGCAAGGGAACCTATACCCTGGATCTGACGAAATACCTGCTGCTCGGCACGACAGACATCTATGTGAGGGCTACCACAACCGACCCGACCACCGGCAAGACACAGACGAGGCAGAGCTATGTGAGCGTGAAGGCTGTGACCCTTGCGCTGAGCAGCAGCTTCAACATAGCCGAGTGTGTCGCCAAGGGCGGCTACGGCGTGAGCGAGGCGGTGAGCATCCCCTTTGCGGTGAGCGGAAGCGGCGACAAGACCGTGACGCTGTATCTGGACGGATACCAGTGGGACTCGCAGACGGTGAAAAGAAGCGGCACGACGAACGGCAGTTTCTCCTTGTCGATGTCGGGTGTGAGCATCGGGCGGCACACGGTGCAGATCGTCGCCGAGATGGAGGCGAGCGCGGAGCTGACACTGAAGAGCGAGAGCATCTACTTTGACATTCTGAAGGCCGGACAGAACGCCCCGTATATCGGCACGAAGCTGACCTTCGGTGACGGACGCATTTTTGCGGACGACCATCTGACCCCGACTATTGAAACCGGCCAGTATGAGCAGGTGAAATTTGACTTTGTGGCGTATGATCCGACAACGACCCCGGCGACCGTGGGTGTGTGGCGAGACGGCATACGGACGCAGACGGTGAGCGTTCCGAGGACTACGCAGGTATATACAAACCGTTTCCTGGAGCAGGGCGACGTGGCCATGGTGCTGAAGTGCGGCACAACGGAATACAAGCTGAACGTGAAGGTGACGGAGAGCGGCATTGACCTGAGCGAGGCGACTGCCGGACTTGTGCTGAAACTGACGGCAGCCGGCAGAAGCAATGCCGAGAGCGAGCCTGCAGAATGGCGTTATAACGACGTTCAAACGGCGTTTGAAGGCTTTGACTGGCAGAGCAACGGCTGGACGGGCGACGCGCTGAAGCTGACGAACGGGGCGAATGTTGAAATCGGGTACAAGCCTTTCGGCAACGACGCGACCACCACGGGCGCAACCTACGAGATGGAGCTGACATGCACGAACGTGACCGACCGCAGGGGTACGGTGGTGGACTGCATGGCCGGCGGCGTGGGCTTCAGACTGACGACGCAGGAGGCTCTGATGCGGACGGGCGCAGGTTCGGAAGTAGGCACTAAGTTCGCAAGCGGTCTGACCCTGAAGATAGCCTTCGTGGTGCAGGAGAAGAAGGCGGCCCGACTGATGATGTTGTATGTGAACGGCATCCTATGCGGCGCGAAGCAGTATGCCTCGACGGACTCGCTGCTCCAGGAAGAACCCACGAACATCAAGATCACGAGCGAGAGTGCAGATGTAGAGGTGCGGAACATGCGTGTGTACAACCGTGCGTTGGGTGATGATGAGGAACTGTCGAACTATATGGTGGACCGTCCGACAAGCGACGAGATGGTGGTGCTGTTCGAGAAGAACCAGGTGATGGACGACGAGGGCA